TCGCGTTGAGAATCGCGACCTGAAAAGGCGCCGTCGTCCAATCGCCCTCTTGATAGGACGACTCAGACGACAGATAGAAATGCTCATCAGCCCACTCAACCGCTGTACGCGGCGGCTCTTTGTAGAGCCCGGCGAGTCCCTTGCGGACACCCTCAACCAGCGCCCTCATCCAAGGTGTCGACAAACTCATCAAGCAACTCCGGCAAAAGATCAGCCAAGCCGACCGCATCATTACGCGTCACGGCGACTTCGCGCTGGATCGCCTCAAGGTGACGCACCTCGATGTCGGGGCACTTGCGTTTAACCTTCAAGTGCACGGTGTCGAGGGTTGACCCGAGCTTTGCGCTCAGGCGAGACAATGCGAACAAGCAAAAATCAACCGGTACCAATTTCTTGGCCTTCACCTTGTTGCGCATTTCCTGAGCGTCCGCCTGCTCAGTTGTCAGCCGCAATTTTTGCTGCGCCTGTTTGTATTCAATGAGCGGATCGATCGGATCACCGTTGTCGTCGACAGGTTGGTCTTTTGTCACCTGATGCTTGAGCCGGTTATCCAGCACCGAGCGGACGTCGTAGAAGACATCGCGGCCGATCTTCGCAACAGGCTGAACGCCCCATTTATCAAAGGCCTGAGTCGTAATGCCGAGGCTGGTAGCCATGCGCGATTTGTTCAGCCAATGAGGCTCGCGGGAGATGGTCGGATTGGCCATGGACTAAACAACAACCTCGATTCCAAAATGGGTCATATATAGCGAAGCAGCGGGGCCCGAATTACCCCCTAGCCCCCCCCCCCTCGGGAGGACCCGTTAAATTCGTGCCGGGCAAACAAGTCAAGCTATACAGGCCCAGAAACAGCCTTTCTTGCTCTCTATCAGGGCTTGGCGGTGGCCATCGCATCAGCAAATGCACCGCGGAACTCGGCGCTGTAGTTGGCCTTGACGATGTTGTTCGCGATCTTGAAGAACGGGAAGATCGTGCGGTACATCGGCGCGCTTCGGCTAAAGACAAACATCGGCCTGACGGCATCGCCGAACGCTGTCTCTTTGCGCTCCCACACACCGGCCGTTCCTCCGACACTACCGGAGAAATAGCTCCTGGCATTGCCCTTACGCTGACTGCGCTTGCTGTTCGAGGCATTGGCCTGATAGCCACGCGATGTTTCGGCGGCTCCCAAGCCCGACAAGATCCGGGTCATCGTCCCTCGGGAAACGTTGCCATGCTTGTCGAGCACATTGGGGTTCGGGATAGCGAACTGGCTAGACTTCATAAAGCCGCGTGCAATCAAGGCCATTTCAAAGCGCTTATGCGGTCGTGGCCCGCCTCTGACAGTCTGCTGAAGATAGGTATCAGCGGGAATACCCGAGGTCCAAGAGTCCTTGAAATAGACTTCAGCTGGCTTGCTCTTGGTGGCGATTTTTACGAACAGGCTGTTCATCGTGGTCCGCGTTGGCCGATCCAAGCGCTGCGACATAACGGCCAGCTCGCCCTTCTTGACCCGCTGGGCCAGGCGGGTCGCGGTCAAGGCAAGCACATGCGGAATGTGCTTTTTCTCCAGCTCCCGCAGCGCTTCAGACAAGGGCAGCATGTTGGGCGTGATCTTGATTTTGACCATTTAGTTTTCCGCGATAGCCGAGAAGTAGCTGTCTGGCGGTCCGTTGAGCGGGCCAGGCTGCTTTACCACGCTATGAATTATGCGATCTGATGCCAGCTTTCTTGGCCAGAAACTGGGTGTACAAACCGCCGGTTACATCGGCACCGATGACCGCGATTACGATGCCTAAACCGGCAGCAAGATAGAAGCTGCTCCACAGCGCCATCGCGAGCAACAGCGTAGCCATGCCCAACAGGCCAGACGCAAGAAAACGCAGCGCTACACGCTGGAGGATCTGCCGAAGACCGAGGTCAGTACCTGATGCTCTCAACATCTCCCCAGACAAACCGGCCATGCTCAACAAAACCAATAGCCAAAGGGGCACATCGGCGAGCGCCTGATGCTCTGTGTTCATCTGTAGTCCTCGAATAGGTTCGGCCTCTATGTCACTGTCATCCGCTTGGAGCAAAGAGCCAGGCGTAGGGCCGAAAACGAAAAAGCCCCGCTCGATGGCAGGGCTTATAAAAGGGTACAAAAAACCCGACTCTATGGTCGGGCTCTTGAAAGGCGTCTCGCTGCGTTCACAGCAACAAACGCTGCTATAAAAGCAGTTCTATTCCGTGCGGAAAAGGCTTTTCTGTAGTGTATGCGAAATTGTACCCAACTTGACTACACGCTTGCATTCAACCTGCCATAGGAGGCATAGAATTCGCACATCATGCTCTAACCATGATGGACAGAAAACAACGCATGTCCCCGCCCTTCGCGACTCGCGGCAATCGGCCAAAAGTAGCTAATGGTGCGCAGCTTGATTTTTTTGCTACTACCATTAATTCTACTCTGCACTACCCATCCAGGGGCAGCAAAAGCATTCCGGAGACGCACTTGAATCAACGTATGCTGGGCAAGCTGCCACAATCATCACAGAGAGTTTTTCTCTCTCGAGCCGAGTGAAGCCGAGGTACACCGAGCTGAGGCTTATGTCCCATAGACAACACGAGCTTGTCTTACTGTGTCTTCAAAAAACGGAAAGCTATCAACTCTAGGCTTGACACTCAACAACGCCTGTTCAAGTTTTGGCGTTTTATTTCGAATTGCTTGAATATCTTTCTTAACGTTCTTTGACGTTAATGAAACCTCTTGAAGTTTTTGTTCAAGCAGCATATCAAGATAACATTTTGTCAAATGCTTCGCTACGGACTCCCAGTCATGCCCCCTAATGAACAGATACATATTAGCGCTCGAGATGCCAATGCGTGAGAGCTCTTCCCGGAAGCTTACCAAGTCAGCAAGTTTGTAATTTGTTGAAATGTACGCCTCTAAGGACTTATCAAGCTCATGAGTCACCTGAGAAAAAGACTTCCATATTTCGCATGTGGAAAAATCGATAATCCCTTTCTTTAGGCTCAGAAGAACAAATAGTCCCTCTCTAAATTGAATCTTGAATCGCTCGACCTCATCAGAGAGCTCATCAAAATTCTGTGACATCAAAAATATTATCGAACTCAGCGGCGAATAAATCTCATGAGAGATCGCGCAATAAACATCTTCTGTTCGCTGCTCGAGCTTAGATAAAGGTGTGCAAGAAGAGTGTGAGACAATATCATCAACCAAACCGCACTCAAGAAAAATGTGTTCCTTCGAGTGAACACAAGTCCAATAGAAATGCGGCATAGAGTAATCTCTACCAATGTAGGTGGAGCTCAACCTAGAAACAAATTTAAAATCGCTATCCAGGCAAACGATATTTTGCTTACCGGGTATTATATTTTGGGAATCACATAATTTAATTAACCTACTACAACCATTGGCAGAGACACCATCGTCAGTTTGAAATTTTGAAGCAGGAAGAAATGTAAAGGTATAGTTTTCATTATCTATAAAAACTTGCATCCACAGACGGATATCATCGTCCGATTCGGTCCAAACGATGACTTCCTTAGGGGAGCTTTCAGGAAACTCTTCAAAAAAAGATTGATACTCAACATATTCCGAGTCGATAGGAAAGCCTAGCTCATCCATGATCTTCAAGCCCTTGAGAGTAGTGCCATGTTGATTATTTTTTCGTTTTCACATCGACCCACTAAGGCTGGAGAGTGTGTAGCAACAATAAATTGAGCGTTAGGCGCGAGCTTTAAGAGGCTAGGTAGTAGTTGTTTCTGCCAAGTAATGTGTAGAGATAAATCAGGCTCATCAAGTAAAAAAATCTTGGATTGCGATCTATTCAAATGTGCAACCAATAGCAAGCAAATTAGAGTTTTTTCGCCTTTTGAGAAGTCATACCACTGAATTTCACCTCTATTGGTTTTTAATGCGAGGAGATTTTTTTCATTGAGGACTAATGTGCGATGAGTTTTCTTGAAAAACACATTAGCTTCATCAATAAACATATTACTATTTGTCTTTTTTAACCCAAGACTTTTTAAAGATTCAACCTGCTCAGCAACACCTTCTATGTTTCTTAACAAGTCAGAATCAAGTATCTCAACAAGCCCTTTTACACGCTCATAAAGTTTAGTAGAGGCGCCACTACCAACCACCTCACTGGAAAAGTCCTTCAACAAAAGCAATAAGGTTTTGTCCAGATTTTTGTTTTTTGAGAATATATCCAGCTCCTCTAGCTTTTGTGACTCATACTCTTGCTCTTTAGAGCTGAAAATCTCATCACAATATAGCGTAGAGCTAAGCTTTATATCAGCCTCTTGAGAATTTCGAACGATACTTATTATATTGGTCGAAAGACTCGGACGCCCCTCACCTTCTTTTTGTATAATTGTGTCGGTTTGCTTGGTTGTATCAACACTCCCAGCAACCACTTTCTTGTAGTAACTCTCAAGAATCGAAGGTTGAGAAGCGTCCTTCCTAGTCAGTGTGATCGGTTTAAAGTTTGGCTTTACCGGCCTCGCTACTTTAACGTGGAATAGCTTTGTATCGTCAATCAAGGACATTTCGCATGCCCAGTTACTTTTGGGGAACTGATACTCCTGCCCAGCTATCATAGACAAAGTGCTATGAATTATCCCAAGAAGAGTGGTTTTTCCGCTTCCATTGTAGCCAGTAAGTATTGTCACTGGCGTTTCAAATTTTATTCTAGAAGCCCCGCCATCCTTGTATACGTTATATATCCCAATCTCTTTAATGTGCATAAATATGGAGTCTTCTGGATATCAAGACCACAGATCGTATCATGCAGCAGTGAAGCAGAGGAGCGTTTTCTCAAAGCGGGAGTTGTCGGTGCGAGTTGTACCAAGGAGACGTGGCAACAGCCGCTATGGGCGATCTGATGATTCGGCTTTTATGAGCCGATTTCTAGCTAGTAGCTGCCTGACTTCGAAGGCCGATCTCAGCAGCTTACGTCTATTTTGATTGACTGCTATGGGGTGATTGCTACCAGTCGCGACAGGCAGCAATCGGCTAATTGATCAGGCAGCGTGCCGCATTGCATCGACAGCACAATCGATCCACGCGATCCCTGCTCTCACCAATTCCCGTGTCTTCCCTTCACTTATGCCGTAGTGCTTGCCAACCCGCACCATGGGCCATTTAGCACCGTAGTAAAGCCAAATAATATCGCCCATTTGTCGATCTCGATGTGAGAGCCGAGCAACCGCGGTATCAATAGCTCCGGCCCATTCATCTGTGATGCAATAGCTCTTGCTCGCCGACACTTGCGGCATCGCCTGACGCATTAGCGCAAAAGAGGGCGAGATATAGTTTGGGACACCACCCCCATCCATCCACCACCACCCCCACTGCTCCAGCAGGTATTCGGTATCACCCAAAGGTCGGCCTGCCGGCTTTCGAATCATCATATTTTTAATCCCCTGTGAAGTTTGTGCCGCCGGCACCGCGACGGTTGTTCATTTGGTAGTACTTGGCCGGGCCAGATATCGACGCCCCCTGCCGGAGCAATTCAATTTCGCCCTGAGCCTGCTGCAATTTGAAGCTCAACTGGGTGACTAACTCGTCCGAAGAAAGCACCAACCTACTCCCTGGAATAACCCAACCAGAGCCGTTGCAAGCAGTACAAATCAGTTCATAAAACAGCCCGTTCACTACCGCTTTGCCCTTGCAGGTTGGGCAAGGCTCTAGCTCGATCCGCCGCCTCTTAAAGCCATACCCCTGCGCTTTCTGCATGTTTGAATCCTCTTGTAAGATTAATTTCTATTTTCGGCTTCAGGCCAACCAGCCCGAGGGGTCCAGGGCAACCGGCTTACTCGCGCGTCTTGCTCCTGTCTTGTCCTGCAATGCATCAAAACCCTGTGCGTCGAGCCAGCCATGCCACCTCTCCAGGGCGTTGCGCTTTACCGCCTCACCCATCGCCTGAAAGTAGGTGCGCTCCAATTCGGTCAGGGTGTGGTTGAGTAGCAGTTTTCCCACCAGTGAATCGACACCGAGGTTGGCCCAGATGGAAGGCGCCAGTTTGCGCAGGTCGTGACTGGTCCACTCGCCCGCTCCCAATCGGGCAAAAATGGCAAAGGCCTGGCTGCGTGACATCGGGCGCCCCGCAC